TCACTTGAATATTGAATGCCTATGGCTCTTTTGTGGACAATAGGAATACACCCTGGAGCCAATCTTAAGATAGGAGACTATAGTGGGTCATGGCTTTACACCAGGGTGCGGTAAGAATACCATAGTAACAAATTATGCAGTATGCCTCATGGATTCGCAATCGGTACGCATCTCACCTGTTATGTTTAAGTCTAAGACCAGGCAGCTGATATGCTATGCGCAGCTATATCTTAGAAACTATGGTTAAATTTTGAGCCTTTTTATATCATGCTCAGGATTTGAGACACCAATTATATTGTGCCACCAGTTTTATCGTTGTTTACAAAAGCAACAATATCACCTTCTTGTAATTGATATGAATTATTTACATTCACACCACCTACAGCTGCTGAAGCAGTAGAGCTTATGCCCATTTCTTCACGCAACTCACACATTGTTTCAGATCGTGTTTCTTGTGTTACAAAACCACCACCTGATAGTACTTTGATTGTTTTAGACATTTTCAGTCTCCCTATTTGTTGAGGAATTATCCTCGTTTTTGTCGACAATATCGCCAGCTACATTTCGAATTGAAAACTGGCCTCTTACATTTGCTTCTTCAGCATCACCGGTATGATTTACGATCGCATCTACATATCCAGTAATATAAGTTTGTGCTGCCTCTTCATATAAGAATGGACGAAGGGGAGTGTCAACTAACTTCCCCTTGTCATCCTTAATAGACATAAATACTACATAATGATAATCATCCAACTCCATTTGATCTCCCATGTAAATTCCATTTCTTTTCTTGCAATTCTAATAGACGACGTCTCGTAGCTTGCATTAAAGTTGGAGTGATTATAGTATTATGCTCAGTTTTATTACCCATTCCTATTTTATCAAATCTTATTATTTGACCTCTATAGAAAGCTATAATATCACTAAGCGTAGTATTTCTTCTTCTATCTGCTTGATTCATTTGTCCCCTTTTCTATTAAATAATATTTACCTGTTTCAACATTGAATTTTAATATACCTGCTTCTATTAAAGGTTTTATTAAATCATTTGTAGAATGATGTGCGGCTAAATGATCAGTGTGATCACACACCCATAAATTTGATAATTTATTATTAGTTTTATCCATATCTATATGGTGAACATGTTCAGTGGCTAATAATTTCCTGCCTAAATGTTTCTCTATTACATATCTATGATAAAACTCTTTTGTTCTAGGCTTTCCGAGTATAGGCCTATATCTTCTTATAATATATCCTGTATAGTTATCAAAAAACCAACCTTCATCATCTCTTTCAATATAAAGTGGATTCCATTTTGTTGGGCCTGTTAATTTGTCTTGACATTTACGGGTACATGTATGTCGTTTTTTATGGTCACCATTTGCTCTTTGATATTTTGCTGCTGCTGTAAGGCATGGAGTATCACATATACAACATTTAATAGATGTTCCATCTGGTTCTCGATCTATATATATTGATTGTGCTCTTCTACCTTTTTTATCTATCCATTGCACTCTATGTCTTCCATCTTCCAATAAAGTATATGTTCTTGGATACATTGTAGGTTCTCCATATGTATTTAAACTATTTTTTAAATGTTCTAATAGCATTATTTGTCTCCTTTATATAATATTCCACCTATTAAAAATGGAAATCCATAATTAGGATTTATCTTATCATTCAATTTATTTAATCTTTCTATTTGATGATATTTTTTCTTACTTGGAATCCAGCCATCTAATATCGCTATATCAACTTTAGTAAGAACATTTCTTAATATTTTGTTACTCATTGTGTCTCCTAAATTAAAGGGGGAAAAGCACTCGATTGCATTGCTCTCTGGCATAATCCCCCTGTTTATTGTACAATTAATCTTCTAATCCCAATTTAATAAATGCAACCATCACACCTATTACAATGAAGAATGTTATCCAGGCTACCATAAAATTATACTCTTTACAAAGTATATTATGCATAGCCACATTAGTATGATAAATGATATTAACATACCTAGTTCTAAATAGTCTTTAATTGGTCTAAACATTATCTATTTCCTTTATTAATGGTATTATCGATTCAATGAATGATTCATGTTGTGATTCATAGAGTATTAAGTCTTTATCACAGCATTTATCATCAGTTATATCCCCACATTGAGGACATAAAGCAATATTAGTATAGCTCATTGTGTCTCCTTTTTAAATGTGACTCCATCCATTTCTGCAGTTAAGTCTGATTTATTTATAAAATTTGAATAGTCTTCAGGTGTCATAATTAAAACATAATGTTTATTAGGGCTCCAATGATTGTATTTTCCTACAATACCTATACATTCAATCCTTTTTAAGGATGCAGGTTGAATTGCAATTGCCTTAAATGTATCGCCAGTTTTAAAGTCTTGGTCAATAATACCTCCAACATGCATTGCTATATCATATCCCATCTCTGATTCAAGGTTTCCATCAAAGTATATTGAGCCATAAACATGGCCACCTTCTGTATTTGAATAATTAAACTTAACATTGCTGTTGTTGATAGGTTTATTATCCCATTTACTATTATCTTTTATTATATTGTCATAGCTCTCATAAAACTCTTCATCACTATATTCAGTGAAGTTTGCATGAGGTATAAATTCTATTATATTCATTGTGTCTCCTTTATTTTACAGAATAGTTTACATTCAGTACACATATTTCTATTATGATATACTTTTATTTCCGCTCCATGACAGGCACTAACAGGCTCTTTATCTTCCCATTTTTGGATATCCCAATATACAATTGATACTGCGAATATAGTCCATAATATCACTATGTAATGAAACTGCCAAATTTCTTTCATTTAGTCTCCTTATCTAGCTTATCAAACTCTTCTTGAAACCATTTAATGTCTCGTTCAGTTAATACTACTATATCCAGATCACAGAAGAATGATACACATTTAGTACCATCATCTCTTTTATAAAACTCTTCATCGTTTATCATTGTGTCTCCTATTTTATTTAATAATAAAGCACACCATATCTTTCGCCTCTAAGCTATCGACTGAGATATATAGTGTGCCATGATAACGCCCATTGAGGTATATAAGGAAACCTTTTGCTACGCTATACTTTTAATAATATCCTGATGCCATCACCACTTTATGATGGGATTCAAGGGCCAACCTCTATAAGGTATCTTTACACATCAGGAATAGGTAGCGAGAGTAGGATTTGCACCTAGCTATAGAGACTCTGAGGTACCATCAGCAGGAATCTAATCATCAGTGGGTTTAACCACCTCTCGCGTTAATTTTATATATCGTTAGAATAAATGTATAACTGGGGCAAGAACTCGTACCAGGTGCTACCATGATATTCCTGTCTTGCCCATTAACCTCAATAGCTCAGTTTTATCAGATATCTTGCTACAAGAGGCAGTTATGTTTAATGTGGCAGTTTATACCGGTGCCAGGTCTATCCTAGGTGATACCCAAGTAGACTGCCCTCGCTCACATTACCACAGGAGCTGCGATTATGACTCTTTGTCTAAGTTACCACACTTAGAAAGGTTAGGTCTTACCCTTTGGTTCTTTTATTGAAATTATTATGGGGCTGGGTTGACCTTTCACGGATCTATTTACATTAACCAGCTATCGTCAGTATATCTCTAATAAGCTTATCAGGCGCTACCTGATTATCCAATACCCTTCAGCACGATAAGGATTTTAACCTAAGCTCATTAGTTGAGGATAATAGTCCGGGCTACAATCCACCTGAGATATCTTTATCCAACTACTATTTGATATTACTATCTATCCCAATTTAGTGTCACTCTTTTAATTCAGTGACTTTAATTTTATAAGGGTAGGCTAGACCATTTATGGACATCTGACCTATATTTATACAGATATTTCACCCTTAATAATAAATTTAAAGTGAAGGCTGACTATATTGTCAATAGGTCTTCTTGTCCAGATAGGACGTTCAAGTTCCTTTTACCTTCACTGTGCACATTTGTTGCGGGAGAGGGATTCGAACCCCCGACCTCCATGCTGAGATAACTCAGATCATACGGAACTACCCAAACTAAGTATTAGAGAGTATCAATGAAAAGGAAAACATAAAACTTAAAACAAAACCTTTCGGCTGCTCTCACGATAACAGCTCTCTACTCTCTTTAATTCCTCTAGCTAGGCCCTTTTTACAGGTTTAATTGGTGTCTCCAAACCTAGCGCAATTTTTAGTGGTCTATTGATACAATCTCAAGACATAGATGCTCTGATAACATCCAGGTTAGTATATTCCCCAACCAGGTTGCTTTTTTTACAAACAATATTCTTAAGAACGAAAGATATCTCTTTCTATATTGCTTGGGTAGCATAACCGTCTAGTATTACTACTATTTTAGACTCATATACGTGTATTATTAATCAGATACCACTAATAAACTTGTATAATCATAGTCTTCTAAATTTTTATCAACAGTTTGGTATAAGTCCATTTATATACTCACACACACATACATGTTAGGGCAGTGAATAAACACCACCCTTACATATACATACAGATAATACCAATTAAGAAAGCTAAGAGTTATTTCTTAGCTTCTTTCTTTAGGTAATCTTCATCTTCATCATCATCGAACATGCCTAAGATTAGGTTTTCTACTTCTTTACACTTAAGCTGTCTCGCTAATTCAAGATATGATCTCATCTTCTGAGTATAATCTCTACGAGCATCCTTAACTGTTGAAGTACGCTGACCAAATACATAGGTAGCCCTAGTACTACGGTTATCAATAGCACCCATATAAACTTCGATTGCTCTCTCAACCTTAGCTTTAAGTTTTTGTATTAAGTTCGTCATACATGACCTCCCGGCGTGAGCCTTATTTGTTATTAAATTAAACTAACATAAAATATATATAATGTAAATTCATTTTTAACGTAATTCGCTTTGCGAAAACCCGCCGATAGGTGGGTGTCTATATATAAAAGACCACACATAGAAATTCTACAATTTTTGAAACCTCTTTGATTTTTAACGAAAAGGTATTATATTCTCCTCTGAAAAGGGGGGCCTAAATGACATGGGGGGATTTAATTATAATTTCGGTGGCTGTGAGTCTAATTATGGTCATGAAGCATTTGGAGACAATGCCTGGTTACACCTGCCCTCAATATTGCGGTACGGATCACACTCATTTTTGGATTGGCGATCCGATTCCGACCGATCAGTCGGTAAAAAAGCTAAGTTCAGTAAAATCAGATAGTTAGCTACTAAATAAAATTATTGCATATTAATAATAAACCTAGTAATATAGTGGGTATTCAATCTAATAGAAACGGAGGTGCTTATGAGTAATCTTAAAAGATATATACTTACAATAGAGTACAATACGGAGACAGAAGAGATAGAGTACATTCAGGAAGAAATAGTAGATGATGAACCATTAATGGAGTATGGTGAGGTCATACTTAATGATTACTTTGATGAAGAGACATTAGCTTTGTTTACATCATCATATATTATGGGGATTTCATAAGTCTTCTTGCCGCATCAAGCGATGCGAGAAGACTTCCTAGTTGAAATGGTTAAATAAAGGAGCTTAAAATGGAGCTTGATGAACTGTATATAAAGGACGTGGTTAGGGATATCTCTGCTCAATTAGAGGATGTCTTCCACCGTATATATACAATAGAAGATAGTATTGCAGAGTGTAATGCTAGAATAATTGATTTACAAGAGGAGAAGGAAGATGTCAGATAGTGTAGATATGATTATGCATTATTTGAAATCTCCAGGAGGTTTGCTTGCAGCTAAAGAGACTATGTACCATAAAGTTTATGGGGGATATCCAGAGGCTGTAAATGTTAAGGATATTGATACAATGCAAGATTTTATCATCCAGAAAGGTGATGTATGGAGTCATGAAAAAGAAGGTGACACATGGCTGGGACGTGAAAGTGCATGGCTTACTGATAAAAATGGGACAAAGGTTAAGAGTAACCTAGGAGCTACGAATATTGCTGATTGGTTATACTCAAATAAATCTCCTAAGGGAGTATCTATAAAAAGACATGGAGAGAATAGAGATCGTGTAACTATTCAGGCTAAGGATGGTAGTGAATATGAAATGGGATATGCAGCATATTTAGAAAGTTTAAAATAAAAGGAGAAGGAAGATGCCTAGACATCCATCGTTAGATCCACATTCATTAAATCAAAAGATAGAGAATGTAAAAAGTCAGATAGAAGCTGAGTTAGATGAATTTGAAGCTAGATTTGAAGATCTATATAATATGATGTATCAAATGAAAGAAGATATGAAGCCTAAAACAGTGAAGAAAACCAAGAAGAAAAAGAAAGAAGCAGTTGAGGAAGTATAAAGTAAGCGGTAAATGGCATGATGTGTACGATACTGCCGATGAGGTACCCAAAGAGATAAATGTTGTAGAAGACTGGAAGAATGCGGAGATAGGTGATTGGGTGCGTGCAGATGACGAGTGTGTCATCCAAGTTCTAAGAAAAGGTTCTATGTTGAAAGCAAAAGGTAAGCATAGGAAGGCCACATATATAGGGACATGCACAGGAACATTCCCTACTGCTTCTTCTTCTAAGATGGATACATCTAGAAGGCAGAATATATATAGCTTTAGTGGCAAATCAGAGAGTGAAAGTGTTTTAAAGAGGAAGAACATTACAAAAAATGAAATGGTTTTTGTGCAGTATATAACTGCTGGCATGAACCCTAAGGACGCATATCTTAAAGCATTCAATACAAAGAATCCTGGATATGCTAATATTAAAGCAGGACATTTATTAAAGACTGAGAGGATTAATACTCATATGAAGAAAGAGTTAGAACCAGTTATGGAGACCTTGGGTTTAGATCCAGAGTTTGTACTTAAGAACATCAAGGAGGTTATTCTCTCGTCCGAAAAGGATGATACTAGGCTCAAGGCCCTATTTAAACTATCAGATATTATGGATATGGAAGATAAACAGAAAACAAATGTGACACAAATCTCAGGTGCAGTATTTCAGGGATTCTCTGATAATGCATTAGAAGAAGCTAAAAGGCCAAAGGAATTAGGCGAGTAAATGTCACTTAAAGATTTTAAAACAGACAGAAGCCAGGACCCAGGCGCAACAGAAAGCTTTGAAGAACTCTTACGTCTCTTAAGTGTGGGCCCTAGAGTAGAGGCTGAATATAGAGCTGGGCAAGAAGAAGCTGGGAACCCTTATATAAAAATTGGTATGGAGGGTCGCCCTTATGCAGATATAATAACTCCTATATCTTGGTCAGATAAAGATATATCTGGCCCACCTGATACTGTCAATTTATATCACGGATGGGATATTTCTTTAGGAGAACAATATTGGCATGAACAAGCACATATGGAACAATCAGCAGACATGTCTAATATGGAGAAATTTCAGTGGAAAATGAGACAAGGAAGCGAACGTCAAGAGTTTGGTGACAATGAAATATATGGATGGAGTATATTAGAAGAAGATGGCAAAAAGTATATTCAGCAACCGTATGGAGTAGATGTATTAAAATGGCCTATTTCAGGATATGATGAAGAGACTTCATGGAGTGACTATTTTTATGGTGATGATATTGATATAGGACAATGGGGGTACCCTATTACTGAAGATGGCGTTAAGAAGTGGAAAATATTTAAAGAAGGTGATATTGCTACCATAGAAGCTGATGCTACCCGACATAGGACTCCAGCAAGAATAAAATCAATAAGAGAAGCGTATAAAAAAGATCTTTTAAGTTCAGAGCAAACAGATTATAAATTATTTGATAAGGCTCCTCAGGAAAAATTAATAAATCCTAAATCTAGAGAAGATGTAAGAGAGAACGCTATGTGGATGCTTGGAATTGACTTGCCTCCAGTAAAGGAGAGAGGTGAAGGCTTAAATAATAAATTGAATGAATCGATGAATGTTATAGACATGATATCTATTGGAGCACATGAGTAAATCAGCACAAATGGCAAACCTCATTAATGGCTAATATAAATTTAAACAATGTCTCTAAGATGGAAGATGAACTTAGATTAGCACATGAAGATTTAATAGCATTTGGTAAACTATTTTTACCAGACGATTTTATGAGGAGTGAAACTCCTTTTTTTCATTATGAAGTAGCAGACGCCTTGATGGATAAAGACCACAGGCAGTTAGGAGTAATATTACCACGTGGTCATGGCAAAACAGTTCTTACAAAGTGCAATATCGTACATGATTTTGTGTTTACACAAACTCCATTGTTTTACGGATGGGTTGCTGCGTCTTCTAAAATATCTGTACCAAATTTGGATTATGTAAAATATCATTTGGAATATAATGATAAAATAAAGTATTATTTCGGTGATGTTAAAGGAAGAAAATGGACAGAAGATGACATTGAGCTTAAGAATGGCAGCAAACTTATCTCGAAATCAAACCTTTCAGGTATACGTGGCGGGGCTAAGTTGCATAAAAGATACGATCTCATCATCCTTGACGATTTTGAAGACGAGAATAATACCTGTACGCCTGAGTCTCGTTCTAAAATCGCAAATCTTGTTACGGCAGTGGTCTTCCCTGCTTTGGAGCCTGCTGACGGGCGGTTGCGTATTAATGGTACGCCTGTGCATTTCGATGCGTTTACTACGAATATTCTTAACGGCCACCTTAAAGCTAAGGCGCAAAATGAAGACTATTCTTGGAAGGTAATTACTTACAAGGCACTACAGGACGATGGGACTCCTTTATGGCCAGGTTGGTTTGGTCACAAGGAAATGGAGCGAAAGAAAAAGTTTTACGCAGATTCTGGACAGCCACAGAAATTCTATCAAGAATATATGATGGAAGTTCAGAGTGCAGAAGATTCAATGTTCCGAAGGGAGCATATAAAATATTGGGACGGACAGTTTATCTATGATGATGAGACTGAGATGTCTTTCATTGTCCCAGACGGAGATGATCCTAAACCGTGTGACGTATATGTTGGAGTGGATCCAGCTACCGACAGTGCTCGTAGGGATAGTGACTTTAGCGTGTTACTTACTATTGCTGTCGATTGTGACAACAATATCTATGTTCTTGATTATATACGTCATAGGTCGCTACCTGTGCTTGCAATACCTGGAGAGAACAAGAAAGGCATAGTGGATCATATGTTTGATTTAGCTGGTTTTTATAGGCCTATGTTATTTACAGTTGAAGATACTACCATGTCTAAGCCTATATTCCAAGCTATACAAGCAGAAATGAGAAGAAGGAATGATTTCTCCGTCAGATTTAAAGCAGAAAAACCGGGGAATAGACTATCAAAGAGAGATAGGATACAAGAAATTTTAGCCCAACGTTTTGCGATTGGGCAGATTCATATAAAGAAACATCATTATGATCTTGATCGTGAGATTACTACATTTGGTCCACGTATGGCACATGATGATACTATAGATGCATTAGCATATGCATGTAAATATGCACATCCTCCTATGAATGCAAAGAAGAATAAGGAAGGATGGTATAAAGATAAACCAAAGGCGAGGTCATGGATAACAGCGTAAATGATTTAATGGATGGATGGGGATCAGAAGCAGATCCTGATAAATTATTTTCAGATCAAATAGAAGATGATCAAGCATTCTTTTATGAAGAACCTGAAATAGGCATTGAGGATTTAACCTTAGATTCTCCTCAGTCTGGGATTACAAGAATACCTTCTGATATTAATACTAAAGCAGCAAAGATTGAGGAAATACCATCTGAAGGCAAGCCTGATGTTTTTAAAATGGAAGTAGATGAGCTTGAGCGTTTAGCTAAAGAGAAGCGTGGAATAGAGATCGGAAACGAGCTAGATACTATGCTTGGTTACATAGCTGAATATGGAGTGATACACGGTTTAGGATTATTTTATGCTGAGAACGATAAATATATAGAGGATAATTATGGCGAAGAAGAAAGCCTCGGACAGAGTCCGGGAGATATACAAGCTAGCGAATAACCCTGTAAGGACTCAGTGGGAATACGTTAATCAGCGTGGGTATGAATTTGCTCACGATGAACAATTAAGTAATGGCGAAAAGGCTTCTCTTGAACAACAAGGCATGCCTACTTTTACAATAAACCGTATTTCACCTGTGGTGGAAATGTTAAACTTTTATGCCACTGCAAATAATCCAAGATGGCAAGCTATTGGAGTAGAAGGGAGCGACGTTGATGTCGCTTCTGTCTTTTCTGACTTAGCTGATTATATATGGTCTAACTCTAATGGTGATACACTTTATGCTAATGCTGTTAATGACTGTATAACTAAATCTATAGGATATATTCATGTAGCTGTAGATGCCAATCAAGATAACGGAATGGGTGAGGTAGTTATTCATCAGCCAGAACCATTTGATATATATGTAGATCCTAAATCAAGAGACTTATTATTTAAAGATGCTGCATTTATTATGGTTAGAAAGGTTCTACCAAAGAATCATCTCAAAGCATTATATCCAGATATGAAAGCTAAAATATCTAAGGCTGGAGTTAATGAAGGATCTAATTCATCATTAACATCAAGAGCATTAGGTGATAGAGATCAAAAATTATTTATGCGTGAAGATCCTACTGGAGATTCATATGGCATAGACTCTGAAGGAGAAGTTGATCAATTAATAGAATTTTTTGAAGTATATGAAAAAGTACAAACATCTTTTGTTAATGTATTCTATCGGATACCTCCAAGTAAAGAAGAGTTAGCACAAATTAAAGAGCAACATCAAGTACAGATGCAAGAAATGCAACAAGAAATGCAAGTACAGTTGCTTGAGCAACAAAAGCAAATGGAGGAGGCGGTAGCTAAAGGTGAGATGCTTCCAGATAGATATAAACTTGAGATGGAAAAAGCTCAAAAGATGATGCAAGCTCAACTAGAAGGTTTCTCTCAAGAACTTATGAGTAAACTTCAAGCTGCTAATTCTAGAATTGAAAGTACTGTAGTTCCTGAAAAAGATTTTAAAGTAATGCAAAAAGATAAAAAGTTTGCAAAGAATATTGTTGATAGTGTTCAATTTTATTCACCAAGAATCAAGCAAACTTGTGTAGCTGGGGATCAACTATTATATGAAAAACTTTTACCAGACACTGTAGTAGATTATCCTATTGTTCCTGTTCATTTTAAATGGACTGGTACTCCATATTCAATGAGTGCAGTATCTCCTTTAGTTGGGAAGCAGCAGGAAATAAATAAATCACATCAAATTATGGTTCATAATGCATCATTAGGATCTAGCTTAAGATGGATGTATGAAGAAGGATCTATTGATAATGATACCTGGGAGAAATATTCATCAGCCCCTGGAGCATTACTTCCCATTCGTCCTGGTGTAGAAAGACCCACGCCAGTTATGCCGGCTCCATTATCTAACGCTTTCTTTAGTGTGGTACAGCAAGGCAAATCAGATATGGAATACCTCGCTGGTATATATTCCTCCATGATGGGTGATGCACAAAATGCTAGCGAAACATTTAGAGGGATGTTAGCATCTGATGAATATGGTACTAGAAGAATTAAGCAATGGATGAAAAGTTCTATTGAACCTGCATTAAAGCAAGTAGGAGAAGTTGTTAAACAATTTTCTCAAGCTACATATACAGCGAATAAAAGATTTAGAATTGTTCAGCCTAGTGCTATAATGGAAAGTCGTGAGCAAGAAATTAATATTCCTATTTATAATGATATGGGGCAAGCGATAGGCAAGTCTATGGATTTAGCGGCTGCTAAGTTTGATGTAAAAATTGTATCTGGATCTACATTGCCAGTAAATAGATGGGCATATTTAGAAGAATTAAAACAGTTAATGCAATTAGGAGTTGTAGATGATATTGCAGTTCTAGCTGAAACAGATATTAGGAATAAAGAAAAGATTGCAAAGCGTAAGAGTATTTATTCTCAATTGCAAGGGCAAGTAAGTCAAATGTCTGAAGCATTAAAAGATAAAGAAGGTACTATTGAAACCCTTGAAAGACAGCTTGTTCAAGCAGGTATTAAGAATAAGGTTATGCAGGCTTCTGTTGAGATCAACAAAAAGAAAGAAGAAGTCAAAGGGGATATGGAAGGTGCATATGTCAAAACTGAAGGGGAACAGAAATTATTACGTGATGCAATGAATACAGAAGCTAATGCTAGAAAGAAAGAAATGGCTGCTGCTGTAGATAATTTCAAAAAAAGTTTGGAAAGTAACGAGGGATAGTATTAACTTTCCTCGATTTTTATTAATTAAAAGGAGAAGAAATGTCAGAAACTAAACAAGACAGTAACTCTGCAATAGGAATGTCAGGAGATTCTTTACCAGAAGATCCAGTTGATAATACTCCAAATGCAGACTCTGTTAATCAGTTTTTCGATGGCCTTGACCAAGGTGTCAATGGCGCAATACTAGATGATAACCACGAGGTAACCCAAAGTCAAACAAGCGGCTCCACACCGGTAACCCGCACTAAAAATGACACTGGCTCCAATACAGTGGACTGGGAAAGTGATAACAACCCATATAAAAAACGTTATCGTGATAGCAGCAGAGAAGCTGTAAATAAGGCTGAGACACTTAGTGAACTCAAACCTTTTATACCAGTTCTCGAAGCTATGAAAAAAGATAGTGGTCTAGTAGATCACGTGCGTGGATATTTGCAAAATGGTGGGAAACCATCAACAACTATCACAGAACAGTTAGGTATTGGAGAAGATTTTGTTTTCGATCAAGCTGAAGCAATGCAAAATCCTGACTCTGACTCTGCTAAAGTAATGTCTGCATATGTAGATAATATGGTGCAAGGTCGAGTAGGACAAATGCTTCAACAAGAAAAACAAAATGCAGTACAAGTGCAGAAGCAAATAGCTCGGAAAAAAGAAGAGCAAGCATTTCGTGAAAGAACAGGTATGACTGATGAAGAGTTTGCTGGATTCGTTGAGCAAGCTAAGACTCATAAAATGACTCTTGAAGATGTGCATTATCTGATTAACCGAGATAAAGCTAATGCTAATGTAGCCAATTCCACTAAACAAGATATGTTGAACCAAATGAAAAGCGTACGTAATATGCCTACTAGTGCCGCTGGAGCAAACAGTCAAGGAGACAATAACAATCCTGATAGTAATTTATTTGATGGACTCCTTGGACTTGATAACAGTGTAGATAAACTGTTTGAGTAAGTGGTATAGTCTTACTACTTACTTAAGCAACAACTAAAGGAGTAAGACATGTCTGATATATTAAATATTAGTACGTATAGTGATGTTGCGGCTCCTGGTGCGGTTGGATATACGCCTGGTACACAGGTAGATACTGGCGATCTTCGTAGAAAGTTTAATTTTGGTGACCGAGTCTCAGAATTATCTTTATCTCAAGATCCTTTTTTCCGCATCTTAAGTATGGTTTCTAAAAAACCTACTGACGATCCGCAGTTCAAATTCACAGAACGAAGAGGTTCATATCATAAACGATATGCTTATATAGCCGCTCATGCAGCAGCATTTGCAACAGATGGCGATACAGCTCTTCCAAACACAGCAGGTGCATCAGCATACTTCAAGATGTATACTGATTGGAACAGCTCTGGAAATAAATCAAATATTTATGGCCAGGCTGCGACTAATTATAAAGACCAAACAGGTTCACAGCCTGAGTTCTTTATTCCAGGTCAAATCCTAAAAATCAATGTAAATACAGCAGCCAGTCAATCAACTGTTTCAGATTATCAATTAGTTAAAATTACTAATGTTGATCTTGATACAGCTAATTATGCTAAGATTACTGGTGTAGTTATTAAAGCAGCAGCAGTACATGCAACTGTATATATGCTTGATGAAACTACAGGCAGCTTAACAGGTGTTGCTGACAATGGCGCTGCTCAAAGCCAAGAAGCTTTAGAGCCATATAAGTGCTATGTAGTTGGTACAGTGTTTGATGAAGGATCTGGTTACCCTGAAACTTGGGATGATCAACCTTTTTCAACCAGTTATGGACGTACTCAAATCTTCAAAACTTCAATGGCAATGAACAATACTGATCGTGCTACTGTATTGAAGTATGAAGGTAATGAGTGGGCTCGTATTTGGAAAGAAAAGCTAATTGAGCACAAATGGGATATTGAGCAATCATTACTCTTTGGCCAACAAAACGAAACATATCGTACTACTCAAGGTGCGGTTGATTGGGTTGGCACATATGGTAATGCATTTACTCTCGACACAGCAACTAAGACTCAAGATGATTTTCTTGATGATCTTTCATCTTACCTAGATCCACGTTACAACAATGGTATGGCTACTGTATTCTTCGTGAGCACAGCAGTATACAATTGGTTGCACAAACTTGGTGGATACTTCAATAACAACTTATCAATCGGATCTAACTTCCGTGCTGATTTTGCTGTTATGGGTAAAAAGAAAGTAATGGGCTTAGATGCTACTACTATTTCAACCGTTTATGGTGATATGAATGTAGTTAGAAACATCCACTTGGATGGAACTAACATTAAAATGCTTGGTGTTAACATGAAGTATTGTGCATATCGTCCATTGGTCGGCAACGGTATTAACCGAGACACATCAGTATATGTTGGTGTTCAAACTCTAGAAAACTCAGGCGTTGATCGTCGAGTAGATCAGATATTGACAGAAGCCGGCATGGAATGGTGTTGTCCTGAAACACATGCTGTTTGGACAGCGTAAGGAGGATGAATAGATGAGTGCAAATATACCTTTTTATGGTTCAAATAAAGATGGTGGTTTCTTAGGCGGAAAAGCAGGAAGAGTTATTGAGACTGACGGAGCAACAAACGTCTCTTTGTCTGCTGCTGATGCAGGATCAATTGTAGTTATAGCTGGTGGAGTAAATGGTGCGTGCGCTATTTCTTTACCTGCTGGTGAAAATGGAATGACTTTTGAGTTCTATTTAAAAGCTGCAAATGGTACTGGTGATTGCGATATTGACGCTAAAGACGTTACCAATGGAACTCATGATTATTTCTTAGGAATGATCACACACCATGAAGCTGATGCTGATACTAATACTCCATTTGCTGCAAGTACAAATGATCAATTGACTCTTGTTGCGAGCAAAGGAGATGTTGGTGACTACATGAAGATAACTTGGGCAGCTGGACACTGGATGCTTACTGGGCATACTGGTGATGCAGATGGCTGGGTTGTTGGAACAGCATCTGCTAATAATTCAGTTTAAGGAGGTGACTGATGGCTTATGTAGGAAGTAGTTCATCATGGGCTGGTAAACGTGTTGACAGCCTATCTGCTAGTACAACTTTAGCAGAAGCTGATTCAGGAAAAGTAATATTGATTAATACTTCTGGTATTACAATTACTTTACCTCCATTAAGTGGTTCAGGGGCAGTTAGTCCTGGATGGAATTGCAAAATAATCGCTAATGTTGATATTGGTGGAAACACTGATGTTAATGCTAATAGTGCCGCAACTCAAATGTGGGGGCATTTGTGTAATGCTCTTGGAGGAGATGATGGTGCTGGTGATTCTGGTGCATCGGCTGATGACGGAGTTAGATTCGCAGCAGCCTCTATTCAAGGTGACTTTGTCGAACTAATAACTGATGGTACATCATGGTTTGCCAATGGAGCTTTTGCCGCTGATGGTGGTATGGCTTTCATAGACAATAGTTGATGAACGGCAAATAAAACAAAATGGCCGGTCCGCCTTCTGGGTAGTTCTTCTCTCCAGGGGGTGGACATGGTCTTTGTAAAGGAATAATATGGCAACATTTCAAGCACAAGTAGAGGGGATAACGGGAGTAAGTATAGGTACTGTACCTACGACTGCTCAATTAACTCAATTCTTAAAGGATGGCGTTATTGATGTTACCAATAAATCAATACAAGCAAATCCTATGGATGCTCCTAAGTTTACGAGAAGAAGCGCAGAGCAAACATCTCAAGGTTTCGATTCGGGAGGAGCTAAAATTTTATCTGTTATTAGAGAATCTGGAACAGATAATGATTGGAGGCAATGTAGAGAAGTTTCTCCTGCACTTCAAGGAAGGGTAGTAGATACTGATAGTCTTGAATATGCCTCAAAATTTAATCCAGCATACATCATAGAGGATGATGGGATAATTAACGTATATCCTGTCCCTGGATCTAATCCAGACGCTTATAAAGTTTTTTATGTTAATACAGAACCTATTGATGGATCTGGAAATTCATTGGCTTATGATGATTCAACTTTAGGAAGTTTTCCAAATGATAAAGTTCGTTTAGTTGTATTATATGCATCTATTAAAACATTAGGGAAGAAATTAGCACACAGTTCAATGAGTGCATTTATAGTTAGTGCAGTTCCACCAGAAGCTCCTAGTGCACCTTCTTTATCAACTATAACTGTAAGTGCCACTACAGCAGGCAGCTTAGGGACTGTGCCAACATATACTAAACCAACAATAGATAATGATGTTCAAAGCACAATTACAACTTTAATAGATACTGAAGAAGACTCTGAATTAGCACAAGTTAAGATAGGTCAATTCCAAGCATCTTTAGGTGAATATCAAGCAGATATGCAGAATGAGTTAAATGAATTTAATAAAGAAATGTCTATATATCAAACGACTGTGGGTGAAGCTATGGCAGAACTTGATATAGCTGGAAAGAAAGCTCAAAAAGATGCAGATTTAGAATCTCAAAAAGAGATACAAGAGTATCAATTAAAATTATCAAGATACCAAGCAGAAATAGGACAATATCAAGCAGAGGTGGGAACAGAAGTACAAGATTATGCAGCAAGATATCAATGGATGTCTCAACAGCAAGGAATATTAATGCAAGAGTATATGATGGCTTTTGCCCCTACAAGTAAGAAGGAGCCTAATCAATAATGGCTACTACTTATAAAGTAAGATATAAGAATTATTGTGTTCCTCAAGAGCAGATTACAGGTAGTACAAAATGGTACTTAGATAGTGACTGTGGAAGAAAACTTACTGGGGCTGCTGAGACTAGTGCTACTCTTTCTGCCGCTGGAACACTTACGTCAGGAACAGCTATAACAGATACTGCTACAGAAATAGTATCAGCTGCAT